GTGACCAGCCTGAACCCCTTCTCAGCCATCCACCCCTCAATCCCATCAAGGTAGGCCCGCAAATTGCGGCGCTCAAGGAACGTCACACTGTCATCGCCGTCCACAATCGCCTTAATCCTAATGCCCTTCTCCTGGCAATATGCCCAGAGGAGGGAGGCGCTAATGATGCAGTTGCCGAGTGCAGTGTTCATGTCCCCGGACATTCGTCCACCCTCAACCTTGTACTTGACCCGCCCATCCCTGACGTTTGCGTAGCATGTGGTACCCAACTGCCAGCTAAGAAGCCGGGCAAGGTGGGCGTCACCTGGGTAGGTCCGCTTGTAGAACCCATGCTCGTACTCCAGTGCCTGGCGGCTGATGTGCTGGTCAAACTTACTAAAGTCCTGCCCAACAGCCACCGGGTCCTGGAAGCACGCCCAGTGCTTGCGTATAACGCCAGCCCTCTGCTGCTGCGTGAGGCCCTTCATGATTGTCGGGCCCCCGAAGACAGCGTCGATCGCGTGGTACAGTGTCCTCTCGATCGGCTGCAAGTAGCGACCAACCTCGAGGTTGTACCTTGGGTGCCGGGCGCTGATCAGTCTTCCTGCCTTCTCAGCCACCCATTTCTCGGCCTTCAGAAAGACTGACGGGAACGAGTCCTGCTTCCTGATGGGTTTGCTGCACAAGGAGGTAAGCGCAGCAGCGTACCTTAGGAATTTCTGACCCCGGTAGTGAGAAACGAATTCCTCACCCGTAATCGGGAGTGAGCCTTGGGGCACGTGCTGCGCGACCCTGCGCGCAAACCTCTTCAAGCTGGCTGTGGAGAAAGCAGCAGCCACTGGTTGAAGCGTTGGCTCCCACCCGGCGCTAGTAACTCGCCCCATAACCCGCTCGTAGACCGCCTGAACCACATTGGCAACGTTGTTGTCATGCGTCCAGATTTGTCCTGCTGTGGGAAAACCCGCAGCAGTGAGCGTCTCCCGCGCTCTTTTCTGGGCATACCCAGCCAGCGTGACACCCACCTGCGGCATGGCCAACAGCATGGCCTCAATCGGCCCCGCCGTGGTCCGCGCAGGTGCACTGACTAGGCCCCACTATTTG